GGCAAATGTCATGATGAATACTAAAAAAACTAACCCTGAGAATGCCAGTTTCCCAATTTGAGTTGGTTTTTTCATTGGAACCATTTGCAGCTTATTATCAGGGTCTGCATGTTTAACGGTTCTGAATTTAACGATATTGTTTCTCATGGACTTAATCTGCTCATAGAGCAATTAATTACGGGTAAAAATATCTTCTCCGTTCCTCACGGTTCGGCAGGGTGCTCATTTCTATCTCCTCAGGAGAGGGGATTGATGTGAGAAACTAGTTAAGGTTATTGCCAACCAAGATATGCATTACTTGATCGGTAACGCTGCCATCAATAAAGACATAATGTTGCACTTTATTGGTCGCATCAGATAATTTGCACCATGGCATATTACCCAATGTAAAATCAGCAGGCTTTAAATGGCCAAGTCTTTGTATGGCATCCCAGTGATCGGCTGCTTCTATTTTGCCTGAGTGTAATGGTTCCATACTGGATGAGTATATTTGATAGCTAAATTTTATCATCAGTCCTCCATAAAATTGATGATCTCAGAAATCCTCAACAAAGCAATAGGCATTCGCTAACCGGCGAAAGGATAACCCATGACGCCGGATCGCGTTAAACAGATAGCGGATAAGGCTGAAGCACGCGCAGGGCAGGAACCAAAGCGTGGCAGGCCAACAGATTACAGCCAAGACATAGCTGATTTGATCTGTGAGCGACTGGCAGATGGGGAGAGTTTACGTAGCATTTGTGAAGATGAAGCCGCTCCTGCACGGTCTACGGTTTTCCGGTGGCTTTCATTGCATCCTGAGTTTCAAGACCAATACGCACACGCACGCGAGGCACAAGCAGACGCGATTTTCGATGATATCCTTGAAATTGCAGATGATGGCCGCAACGACTGGATGGAAAAGAAAGACAGCGAAGGCGAAAATATCGGCTGGCGCGAGAATGGTGAAGCATTACGCCGGTCGGCGTTGCGTGTTGATGCCCGCAAATGGATGGCTGGTAAACTGCGCCCCAAGAAGTACGGCGACAAAGTTGTTAACGAACATAGCGGGCCTGATGGTGGTCCAATCCCTATAAGACGCTTTGAGGTTGAATTTGTCGAACAATCTAAACCATCGGATCCGGATACCTGAGGTATTCAAGCCGCTATTCCGTTCTGGCGCTCGATACTATGGCGCATGGGGCGGGCGCGGTTCTGGTAAGTCGCATGCGTTTGCAACCCGCCTTGTACTTGAGTGTGTGAACCAGCAAATCCGCGCTGTGTGTCTTCGTGAGGTGCAGAATTCTATCAAGGATTCCGTCAAGCAACTGATCGAGGATAAGATTGCTGAATATGGTCTGCTTGGCGACTTCGACATTACAGATCAGGAAATACGCGGGCCGAATGATAGTCTGATTATCTTCCGTGGCCTCAAGAGCCACAATGCTGCATCTATTAAATCACTGGAAGGCTTCAACCGTGCTTGGGTAGAGGAAGCGCAAACTGTCTCGCAGAAATCGCTTGATCTGCTTATTCCAACGCTACGTGCTGCCGGTTCTGAATTGTGGTTCTCATGGAACCCTGATCAGCCGACAGACCCGATTGATAAGCTGTTGCGGAATTCGGCAAATGACAATGCTGTCGTTGTTCGTGCAAATTACTCAGATAATCCGTTTTTCCCGCCCGCTCTCCGTGAGGATATGGAACGTGATAAACGGGCAGACCCCGCAAAATATGCTCATGTCTGGCTCGGTGAGTATCAGACACTTGCGGATATGCAGTTCATTTCATGGGATGATGTGAATGCTGCACAACGGCGGCAGTTTCGACGCGGCGCAAAGCCGGTGCTGTTTGGTATCGACGTTGCGCGATTTGGTGACGACCGGTCAGTGTTGGCAATCCGCGAGGGTGATGTTCTCACAGACCTGATGAAATGGGAGCGACTGGATACACAGCAGCTATCCGGATACATCGTGGAAGTTGCCCGAAGCCGTAACCCGCAGGCCATATTCGTTGACGGTGTAGGTGTTGGCGGCGGTGTTGTTGACCGTTTGCGTGTCCTTGGCCTCAATGTGATTGAGGTGAATGGCGGGGCTAAAGCAGGGCAGGATAATCGCTATTTCAATAAACGCGCTGAAATGTGGGGGCGCATGCGGGAATGGCTGCGCGAACGTGGCGTTCTCCATAGCTCTGACATCGATCTAGCTGCAGAATTGACCGGACCGCAATACAAGTTTGATCCTTCCAATCGTATTATGTTGGAGAAGAAGGACGATATGAAAAAGCGCGGGTTGCGCTCTCCTGATCTGGCTGACGCTCTGTCTTTAACGTTTGCAGAACCTGTGGCTGCTCCACATCAAAGTATGGGGCATTTTGTACCGCAGTTCGTAGCTCCTGACGAAAACATACTGGATAACTGGTGACTGTAGAAATCAGAGACGGAACGCTGCGTGATATTTGTTACGTGGCGGCGAACCTGCGCGACCAAGATAGGCGAGAGGTATTTGCCACAGCTCGCCTGCAAAACGGATCACAGGCAGGTGCTATATCATTTCTCACATCGCAGGGCTTTTGCTGGACTGCTTGGATAGATGGGCAGCCGGTGGCCGCATTTGGCATATCACATGGCAATCCGGAGTTTCAGCCGCACATCAGATATGCGTGGGCATATGGAACGTCTCGGTTCAAACGCGCAGCACCGGCAATCACACGGTTCTGCATTAATGAATGGCCGAAGCGGTTAATCGCAGAAGGCGTGACGCGGGTCGAGATCAGATCAATAGCTGATCATGATCTTGCGCATAAATGGCTGAAATCAATCAGAGCGAAACATGAAGCCGACATGCCAAACTATGGCGTGAACGGTGAGACATTCCAGCTATGGAGCTGGAGAAACGAGGATTGGGACGATGTGTTTTAAAGCTCCAGAAGTTAAAACGCCAGAAGCCCCGCCGGTTCCGTCGGC